TTAAAAATCAGTTATAAAAAAAACACTGTCGCATCCGAAAGCGGACGAAAACGCATGTTAAGAGACAAATAGTATGCGATTAGTAGTATTTTGGTGTGAAGTTGTGTGATGTGGGTTTACTTGGTGTGATGAGTTTTATAATCAATGGGTTATAAAATTTAACGGCTTTTAAATGTGTTTTAAATGCAATTTGCTCTGACAGATAGTTTTTGCTTTTTTTGGGTGTTTTTGAATGTTCAGACAGATAGTTTGCGAAAATTTAAAAGGTTGTTAATGATGATTTAAAAAGGGTTCCTGTTTTTTTTAATAGGAACCCTTTTTTATTTGTGCCTGGTGTTCATTTCTTCCGCAAGCGTTGCGGATTAATTAACTTATTGGCAAAGCGACTCGCAGGGTATTCCGTCATGATCTCGGTCAAGTCGGGTGACTCCGCATTTAGTTAAGTAAAATTGAGCTTCAGCGCAATTACTCATATCGCCACAGCGAGACTTCCCAGCACATTCATGTTGACCGTTTGATTCAGTCTTTTTATTTTCAGCTTTTGTACCAATGTTGCTGGTGGTCTTGCCGCCGTGTCTGAACTCCCACGGCGGTGTTGGGCTTTCATCCGCCCATAATCCTATCTTCTGAGATTTTGCAGTATCTTCCAGTGTGCCGATTGAAGTATCGGTTAAATACTGCCGATAAGCCCACGCCATGCCGCGTCTCACCTGTTCTGCATTGGCATCAACCCCGTCACATTTTAACCGTCCCAATGTCCGTTTATATTTATCTGTACCGTTATCTATCACTACAACAGTCTTTTGAAAGCATATATCGGATAGTGATTGCTTGGACTGCGTACCGAAAGCCTGTTTCGACTCAGGAGCATCAATCTCAGATAAGCGAATTTTAACTTGCTGTTTTTTATCATTCAGAACTTTCAAGGTATCGCCGTCTGAAATCCCGATAACGGTACCTGTCCACTCGGTAGCCCACGACATAGCTGGTATTAGCATGAGTAGTATTAAGAAATTTATTTTTATCATTTGCTCTCGTTAGGCAGATTGGCGGGGTTGCTGGTTAATCAGCTGGTCTAGCTGGCGTTGCATTTCGTTTATGCGTTTCTTTTCCGCAATAGCAGACAAAATCTCTTGCTGTTGGGTCATATCAAGTCCGTCCAGCAATTCCTGCATCTTTAGTGTGCGTCTATCTACTTGGGCTACGCGCCGCTCCTCTGTAGGCGGGAGTGGTGATGGGAGGGCTTTCTGCATTTCTCCCACACCTGTTAGTAGCCAATCTATATTTATCTCCTTGCAGCGATTCGATATTCCGACAATTAACTCGATATTCGGGCTACGCTTGCCGTTCTCAATTTCGGATAACGAACTTCTAGGGCATTCAATAAATTCTGAAAACTCCTTTTGATTCATGTTCTTATAATTTCTTAGTATGGTTATTCTTTCGCCTAAATTCGACATTTGGAATTCTCCGCTTGATTAATTCGTAATCCAGAATTAATATGTGCATCACATTATCACCACTGAGAATATATCGAATGGCTACGCCAACACAACAAAATATTTCAGACGCTTTAGCGAGAAACGACACAAACCTCTGTGCGTGGGCTAAAGCCAATGATTACAACTACCAAACTGTCTGGAATACCGTCATGCGTTGGGCGGGTCGTGATGACCGCACCCCACATGGCGGTATTGCTAGGTTAATCATGAAAGATTTAGAGAAGTATGTGGATGAGAGTAATGAAAATCACGCCACACAGATTGCGACAAAAACAACTGAGTTGTGAACCAAAGTTGTGAACCAAAGTTGTGAACTTGGGAAAGCTGTTCACAACTCGTAAGTAACTAATTAATAAGAGAATGTAGTCATGGATAAATTTTTAAGTATCGAGGAGGTTGTGAACCTAGTAGGCATATCAAAAAGCCTAGTTCATAGGAATCGTAGAGCTGGAAAATACGACGCTCGTTCAGTCCCAGCGAAGGGTGGGAAAAACGGATTAGGTTATGAAATCGCTCTGTCCAGCCTGCCAAAAGAAGCCCAAAACAAGTACCACGCTGAACACGCTCAACAGGTCGTGTCGGCAATACAGGTTGAAGATAATCACATACCTGCCGCTGAAAACTTAGCCGATGAATATGCGCAAAAACAAGCCCAACGACGGGCGAAAAAAGAAGATGGTTTACGGCAATTTGCCCAATTACCATCGGTGAAAAAAGACCATGCCAAGGCAAAAGAATTGCTGTTAAGAGCGTGCCAACAATTCATCCGTGAAAGTCAGTTGAACAAGAGTAGAGGTATTGAGGCGTTTTGTAGCGCGGTCAATTCTGGAGAGCACGTCTTAGTCCCAAAATTGCAGGCGGCGATTCCTGAACGGCACGGAATCAAGCATTTAAACCCTAACACTTTTAACCGTTGGCTATATGACTATGAAGCCTTAGGCATTATCGCGCTGGTTGACCAATACGGTAAACGGGCGGGACATAGCGTAGTAGAAAGTACGCCTGAATTACGCCGTTATGTGCTGGGTTTTATCCTGAATTATCCGCACGCTGGCGGTACAAAAATCAAGCAGGCAATCGCCGCGCAAAAGCCTGAACTGGACGTAGTCAGTGAGCGGTCACTGGATCGTTATATCAGCCAGTGGAAAACTGAAAATGCGCAACTCTGGACGTATATCACCCACCCAGATAAGTGGAAAAACGTTTATATGCCAGCTTACGGTTCACATTTTGAGGGCATAGAACGCCTAAATCAATTATGGGAAATGGACTCTACACCCGGTGATTGGTTATTGATTGATGGGCGGCATTCGGTGCTGGGCGTGATTGATTTATACAGCCGTCGAATCAGCTTTCATGTATCAAAAACGTCGTCTGCCGAAGCGGTGTGTTTAGCATTTCGCAAGGCGGTTTTAGAGTGGGGTGTCCCTGAACGGATACGCACCGATAACGGTAAAGATTATGTCTCTGACCGTTTCACCAGCGCGTTAGTGCAGTTGGAAATTGTACAGGATTTATGTATTCCATTTGCTTCTGAAGAGAAGGGAACTATCGAGCGGACGCTCGGCACAATGTCGCACGGATTACTGGAATTATTACCCGGTTTTGCGGGGCATAGTGTGGCACAGGCGCAGCAAATCAGAGGCGCGAAAAGTTTCGCACAACGGATTATGACTCCGGGTGAAGTGATTGAAGTTGCCCTGACTGCCGCTGAGTTACAAGACACTCTCGATAAGTGGGCAACGGTGATTTATGGGCAGGATAAACACAGCGGTTTGAACGGCAGAACGCCTGCTCAAGTGACCTCTTTATATAACGGTCACATTCGCAGAATCAGCAATGAACGCGCCTTGGATGTGTTGCTGTCTGAACCTGCGGGAACGCGCAACATTGGTAAGAAAGGCATACGGTTTGAGGGGCGTTATTACATTGCGCCTGAGCTGACCACGCACACAGGTAAAGCCGCCACGCTGAAATACGATGATGCCGATATTGGGCGGTTGTTTGTCTATGTGGATCATGAATTTGTCTGTATTGCGGAATGCCCAGACATTACGGGTATTTCACGGCAGGAAGTCGCTGTTGTCACCAAGGCGGCAACTAAGAAAGCGATGACTGCACAAGCGAAAGAGCTGAAAGAATTCAAGAAAGACATTGCGGCGAATATCACCGAAGTAGTGATTAACCACCGCATTGAACAGGCTGAGAATGTGGAGTTTTTCCCACGTCCCAGCAAAGAGCATAACACCCCTGCATTAGAACAGGCGGTGATTGCTGACAGAACCCACCGTGGCTTAGCCGCACCTGTTGAAGTTGTTAATCCAGAGCAACGCGCAGTTGAACAAGCCAAGGTGATTGAGTTTTTAAACGCAGTACCGGAGGCGAATCCGATAGAAATGAGCGATGTACAACGATGGCGGCATTGGAACCGTTTAGATGTGCGTCAAAAAGAGGGGGCGACCCCGTTAAGTGAAAAAGAAATGCGCTTTTATACCAGTTTTCAGCGCACCGATACGTTCAAAACGTTCAGTGATGTTGAGGCGGATTTGTCATTAAAAGCGTGATGCAGACCGCAGTCGCGGTCAGTCAGGCATTCCCACGCGGCGCGTGGGAACGAGTGAATATAAACCTACGGAGAAATGAAATGCCAGAAAGTAAATTCAGTTTTGCAAAACTCGAAGTCGCAAAAGCGCGGTGTCGGGTCGCGATAAAAGATGCCACATTGCAATTGGCAATGCTGGAGATTTTAGCACTGGGCGGCGGGGAAATGAAGGCACTCGATTTAGTAGAGCACCTGATTAAATACTTTGAATATTTTGAACGTGACCCTCAGTTGCTGTGCAAGCAGATCGGTTATGCACCTGATGAAGTGGTGAGCTTGGAGCTGTTGGTATGAGCAGCCCCATTGCATACAAGTCATTCAAAGGGAATGCAAAGCAACGCCGTATAGCAGTCCGTAAATTCAAACGAAGCCACTCTACATTCAGAGTAGAACCAGCCCCAGAATATGGCGTTAGTCAGTATCGGATTTTTTTAGATTTAACAGTTTCAGAAGGTGCGTTATGAAGTGCGGCTATAAATACAATCAGGGTAAAACGCTGGTGCAGATTGTTTGCAACGATAACAAGACCTGGTATCGCAGAGAGTCAACAGGTGGCGGTTTTGGTGGCTGGAGGGAGATATTCCCGCCCTCTATCAGTTGCGGGTGTTTGCAATTAGCGGGTGGGGTGTCGATTGCGATGTCTCCATTGAGCCAAGAACCACTCAATGTGCCACAGCGTTAAATAACAAAAAACACCTGTGTCAGAGCACAGGTATTACAAAAACAGACGATGGACAATCGCAAGAAACCATCGTCAATCAACAGGAGTTACACCATGAGTACCACAATCGCACCCCTCGCTAATGTATCACTATTAGCTACTTCTTTGGAAAAAGCATTGCGCCGCCCTGTGCATTTACCCGGCATGGTTGTTATGTATGGCCCTTCGGGTATCGGTAAAAGTTTCAGCGCGGCGTATGCGGCAAACCGTTACCAAGCCTACTACGTCGAATGCAAATCAAGCTGGACTCGCAAGGCGTTATTAGCCGCGATACTCAACAGCATGGGCATTGTGCCTGCTAAAACCCTGCCCGAAATGACCGACCAAGCGGCTGAGCAACTGGCTCTGTCAGGCAAGCCGTTAATCATTGATGAGATGGATCATATCGTCGAGAAGAAAGCGGTCGAAGTCATTCGTGATTTATACGAGGGTTCACAAGGCACTATTTTAATGATCGGTGAAGAGGGCTTACCCAGCAAATTGAAACAATGGGAACGCTTCCATAACCGTATTCTGGACTGGGTGCCTGCACAACTGGCAGATATTGATGATTGCCGCTTGTTGGCACGGCTGTATAGCCCTGATGTATTGATTGCCGATGACTTGCTGATTGAGGTGACTAAATCAGCCAAGGGTTGTGTGCGTCGTATCTGTGTAAACCTTGAGCAGATCAGACGGGTAGCATCGGATGTCGGGGTTGCTGAATTAAGCCGCAAGGATTGGGGTGACAGGGCGTTATACACGGGCGAAGCACCCAAACGGAGATTGTGAGCATGACTGAATTACGTCAACAGCCTGTGTCATTAAAACCCATTGGTGGTTTTCACAAGCGCGACCAAATCTGGCAACAAATCCGCAGTCAGCGGACACGATTTACCGTTAATGACCTGTATTTCAAGCTGGAAAATATCAGCCGTGACGCGATACGCACCTATGTTAAATCACTGATAGCCGCTGATTACATAAGCCCTGTTACTAATGAAGTGCCTATTCAGTTTTCTTTGATTAAAGACTGCGGTGTTCATGCTCCCAAAGTAAGACCCGACGGCACGACTGTCACGCTGGGACAAGGTAATGAAAATATGTGGCGCACGATGCGTATTTTAAAAACCTTTGACTGGCAGGATGTGATGGTTACCTCCACTACTGATGTGGTCATTATCACAAAAAAGACCGCCCGCGCTTATGTGGAAACACTGTGTAAGGCGGGGTATTTACGCTGTATCAGTGAGGGTTCGTCAGGGGTTAAGGCGGTTTATCGCATTAATCCCAGTAAATTCACAGGTGCACAGCCCCCGATGATTCAGCGCGGCGGGCATTTATACGACCCCAACTTAGGCAAGGTCGTTTATACGCGAGGAGAACGTCATGAGTGAGCAAAACTGGGTAGATGTATTACGCACTGAATGTGAAAAAACCAGCCAGAGTGCAGTCAGCAAGCAACTGGACTACTCGCCTGCGGTGATTAATCAGGTGTTAAAAGGCACTTACAAAGGCAATTTAAGTACCGTTGAACTGGTAGTTAAAGGCTATTTTATGGCTGAAATTGTCGATTGTCCTGTCGTTGGTGATATTGCTACCAACATTTGCCTGAACTATCAAAAACAGCCGTTTGCGGCGATTAACCCCTTGCGAGTGCAGCTTTATAAAGCGTGTCGCAATGGTTGTCCACATAGTCGGTTATAGGAGCAGGTGATGATTGAAGTAGCAAGAATAAGAATGCCAGTGCCGTTATCAGCCTTTGGTAAGTGGATTGAAGCAATAGGTGATGCTTATCCAGAATCAACAATGCGTTATCAAGATGAAGAACTTCTGGTTTTTGTAGCTGATGCTAAAGATGAGGGGGCGTGTGATGAGTGAGCCATTAAAAGGTAGGGCTATTTTTGAACTCTGTTTGCAGCGCGTTCCTGGATGCGAAAAAAGCAAGCAGCGTGCAGTTATCGCCGCTGCTATTAAGGAGAAAACAGGGGTAGTCGTTGATCAGATGTATTTGTATTCGCTACAGCATAAAAATTCTATGTTGACGAAAAAATACCGCGCACTGTTCGCGCTTTTTTTAGATCTTCCTATAGAGGCGATTGCCTTGAGTAAGAGGAAAAATCCACCTGCACCTGTAAGCCGTGCGGCGATTGAAAAGAAACAGAATGAGTTTAACCAATCGGCATTCTCATTTTTAACAAGTAAGCCCGTAATGATGGAGATGTGTGATGAGTAGAGTAATGAATAACACCGATGCGTTGCGGCATATCCACCTTACCGCAGCAGAGGCACTGGTCGGGCTTAGCAAGTTGGGGATTGTAGTGCGGTTTGTTAATTTTCAGAAAGCCGTGCCGCTGATTGTTGTCGCACAAGCCAATACCAACAAACTGCAAGGCAAGACATTGGGCGGGGGTATGAATGCCAAATGTAGCAAGCAATATCTACAAATAGGCGCAGTTTATAAAGGCTGTCATGTGCAGTGGCGGCAGTATCAAGACCGCGATAGTTGCAACTGCGGCAATGCAGATACAGAAGTATTGCATTGCTCACGATGCGGGATAAGCCGCTAATTTTATTTAAACAACAACATTCCCACGCCGCGTGTGGGAGTGAAATAGATACATTTACACTAGGACTCAATATGACAATGCAACAACAAAACACCCCACTCCCTGACGGCTACATGATGAACGCCGCCGGGCATCTAGTTCCACTCAAACAGGTCGCCGAAATCGAGGTCATGCGTGACGGGCTGGTTAAAGACATTATCGGGCAGGCATTAGCATTGCAAGCCACGATGATTCAGTTCAAAGCCAGTAAGTTAAACGACATTAATGCGTTTATTCAGCTGGCTACCGAGCAGTACAACGTGGATATTTCCAGCAAAAAAGGCAATCTGTCGCTGATGTCGTTTGATGGGCAGTACAAAATCATGCTGGCAGTACAGGATAACCTGACGTTTGATGAAAAGGTTCATGCGGCAAAGGCGATTATTGATGAATGTCTACACCGCTGGACAGAACACAGTGATGAGAATGTGCGGGCATTGATAGATCATGCCTTTGCGGTCGATAAGCAAGGCAATATCAGAACACAGGCGGTACTGGGTTTATTCAAGCTGAAAATCAAGGATGAACGCTGGTTGCAGGCTATGGAAGCATTGAAAGACTCGCTGACGGTGGCTAGTTCCAAGTCCTATATCCGCTTTTATCAGCGGGTGGGCGATGAGGGAAAGTTTGAGCAGATTAGTCTGGATATTGCGGGGTTGTGAGTATGAATAAGTCAAAAAAAAGAACAGAGCTAGATGATAAAGCGGCTGAGCATGAGCTGGTTATACAAGAAGTTAAAGGCTACTTCGTTACATCGGTAATTCGTGGGAGATTCGACGAAGGTGTGTTTCTCAAGACACTTGATGATGTAAATCTGTACCTGAGAACTGTAAATAACAACTAGCACATACCCAGACCTGCGAGGTTTTAAAAACCTCGCAGGTCTATTGATGAGGATTGAATCATGGCACTAAAAGTAATTGAGAACAAACAGCAAGCCGCACAGTCTGTGCAACGTAAAAAAGAACTGACTTGTATCCACGCGCTAAAAAATGAACTGCGCATGGATGATGATACCTATCGTCTGATGTTGAATAATCTGGTGGGTAAGAACAGCGCGGGCTTGTGTAACAGCTTTGAGCGACAAAAAGTCATTATGCACTTGAAAGGCAAAGCAGGTATGGCAAGTGTTGGCACCAAGCCGCACAATCTGGACAGCAACCCACAGTTGCAAAAGATTGAGGCCTTGCTGACCACACAGAAAAAGCCTTGGAACTATGCCGAAGCAATGGCGAAACGGATGTATAAAAAATCAGCCTTGGCATTTTGTGCGCCTGAAGAATTGCAGGGCATTATTACTGCGCTGATCGTAGGCGGCAAGCGTAAACGTAAAGTAGCAGGTGGGTCATGAGTACAGAGGCTGTGGTAAAGAGTCATCCAACTAAGGCGCAGTTCGATGAAGTGAAAGCGGATTTATCGGGTCGTTATGGCTCAGTTCACTTCCTTATTGATGGTTACCTGATTAGTGCCTGCATAGAGCAGGTTAAAAGGAAGCTCTGTATTGCCATTTATGTCAACGGGTGGGCTAGAGGTAGCGACGTATGGCGTGGAAGAGAGTCACAACTTAATGAAATAACGGATATTGCGCGTAAATTTTTCTGTTTATCGCGCTCTGGTCGTCCTGCTTCTGAGATAAAAAGGTATGAGAAGTTGCTTGGAAAAAGACGGTGTCAGAAAGAAGAAAGCTGGCTTTATGAGAAGTATTGTATCGCTTGGTTTTCATTTTCGACGGCAGGCGCATTTATCACTCATATCAAAAAACACAACGATTCGATTCAAATTTTGACTTATGCTGAGTATAAGGCGGCGTTAGATAAACTGGGTGTTGATGATGAACAATGACCACTACCCAGAAATTCTGCAAACGTTGAAAGACGGCATTACTCGCAGTCTATTGGCACAAGGTATTGATAAAGCGATTGCTGAACATTGCGCTCATACGGCGACTGAGGAGGTGCGTACTGAATGGGGCGGGCAGTTGATTTATATCGGCAAGGGCATGAGCTATGAAATCAGTAGTCGTGACCTTGAAATCTGGCATAAATTCAACGGCAAAAATCATCATGAATTGTGCAATGAATACGCTATCAGCAAGGTCTGGCTGTACAAGATTATCAAACACCAGCGCAAGATGATGGTTAAACGGCAACAAGTGGATTTGTTCCCTGAGGAGGGTTGATGATTATTAAGTGTGCTGCCTGTGGTGCGTCCGCGTCACTGGATACCTTGATTGATGATGAACCCGCCGCACAGGCATTGATGCTGGCGTTGAAAATAACCCCAGTCGGTCGGTTGCTGGTTAAGTATCTGGGGTTGTTCAGACCTGCCAAACGTCAATTGTCGTGGTCGCGCGTAGTGGTATTGCTGGGTGAGTTGATGCCATTGATTGAAGCCCAGCGTATTGAGCGCAATGGCTTGGTGTATGACGTGCCATTGCTGGTGTGGGAGCTTGCGTTGGAGCGGTTATTAGCTACACGGGATAGCGGGAAACTGGCTACCCCGCTTAAAACCCACGGTTATTTATTTGAAATTATTGTCACTGAATCGGCAAAAGCCCTGCCTGCGGTATTGCAACAAACAAACGACCTTGTATCTCATAACCCTGTTAAACCATTATCGGCAACGGCACAGGCTGTGGTTAATCTGGAGGCTAGAAAACGAGGAGGAGTGCGTAATGTGGCTGGATAATGAAATCATAGAGGGCATTCAACGCCTGCTAATTTTGCGTTTAAAGTTTTCACCTGCTCTGGATACCATTGACCCGTTAGTTGATACTTGGATTGCGGTATTTAAAGCACAGCCTATGCAGTGGGTAGAGTTAGTAGATGCGCCGCGCATTCGGCAGGCATTTATGTTATGTGCGGGTCGGTGTGATGAGTTTCCCTCCCCTAAAACGGTATTGTCATTTTTGCCACCGCGTCCTGATCGTATGAAAGTTACACACCAACAGGATACCAAGAGTGTGATGCCTGATAATATCAAACAGGTGCTTATGCAAGCGACAAAGAATGCTGATAATTTAACTGAGAAACAGCGGCGACAATTTCTTGATAATGAAATGGAAGTATTAAGCCGCTTGATTACCAATCGCTAGTTATCCCCCTATAAACCTAACATAAAGCCCCTTTAATGGGGCTTTTTTGTATAAATCACTTTACTATCGACTTCCCCCACACTCAGGCATCCTGAACGCTACTAAAACAGCTTATGTAGGATGTATCCATGTTCTTCCCATTATCCCCATGCAGGGGGTGCTTATGAGTGTCTCATTAGAGCCTTGGCATCTTATCCTGCTTGCTATTTCATTTATTACTTTTTTGATATGCCTAGCCAAGTATTTTTTATCGCAGATTGACAAGCGGTTTGATGCACAGGAAGAACGCCGCACGGAGTATTTAAAACACTGGGATACTCAGTTTTCCAAGATAGAGGAAAAGAATGCCTCCGCGTTGGAGCGCACCTCAGAGCTGGAGCGCGAGTTCCTAAGGTCACAAGCCAATATGTCCATCAATTATGTGCGCCGTGAAGATTATGTGCGCGGTCAAACCGTCATAGAAGGCAAGTTAGATGCTCTGGCTATGCGGTTAGAAAATCGGACGGTACATCCATGAGCATAGATCATTCTAAAGTGCGCCGTGAATCACTGCGCTGGAACATCCTGTTGGCTCTCAATAATGCACGTCCTATCGGTGCGTATGCTGAGTTATTGCTGTCCTGTGCTCAGGCTATTTATCCAGACTGCACACAAAAAGAGCTGTACTGCGAAATGGATTATTTGCATGACCGTGATTTGATCGTAGTTAAAAAACAGCCTGATGGACGCTGGCATGGAAAGCTATCCCGATACGGTGTTGATGTTGCTGAATACACGGTGGATTGCGAAGCGGGTATCGCACGACCTGAAAAGTACTGGGTTAGCTAATGCCGCCGCGTTCAAAGATTCAAACGCAATTGTCCGATGAACTGCGCAAGGACTTGGATCGCAAGCTGATCGATAACGGTTTTGCGGGTTACAAAGGGCTGGAGGGTTGGTTAGCTGAACAAGGGTATTCAATCAGCCACGCGGCTATTCATCGGCATGGGCAGGAATTAGAGCAACGACTGGCGATGATTAAAGCCTCGACCGAAGCGGCCGAAATGATTGCCGAAGCTGCGCCAGATGCACAGGATTTGCGCTCAGAAGCCGTGATGTCACTGATTCAAACGGAATTATTTAACGTATTGATGAAGTTGCAAGAAGCAGATTCCGATGCGGATATGCAGAACCGCGTCGGGCTATTATCAGAAGCAGCAAAGTCTATCGCGCAATTATCACGCGCGTCGGTAAATCAGAAAAAGTGGGCAGAAGAAATCCGCCAACGAGAACGCCTGCAAGCCGCTAAAGAAGTCAGTGCAGCACTTAAGTCGAACGGCATAAGTGAAGAGCTGGAACAAAGTATTAGACAGATTTTATTGGGGAAAGCCGCATGACACTGATTGAACGACTGATTGCCGATGTGCTGAAAAAAGAAGGTGGTTATGTCAACCACCCAGCAGATAAAGGCGGAGCGACCAATTACGGTATTACACAGGCGACGTTAAGTCACTATCTTGGCAGGAAGTGTACGCCTGCTGACGTAAAAGTAATGAGCAAAGCGACGGCGGCTGATATTTACGAACACAATTATTTTATCAATACTGGTATTCCGCAATTGCCTGAAGCGATTATCCCAGTGATGTTTGATATGGCGGTCAATCACGGCGGTCATGCGGCAATCAGAATGCTGCAACTGGAGCTTGCCGAGTTTTTATCCTCCATTCATGTTGGTGAGGTAGACGGCATTATCGGTAAACGAACGATAGCGGCAACAAAGGCTATGGTGGCGGCTCATGAGAAGTTATTTATTAATCAGCTGGTTAATAGACGGATTAATTTCTATCGGTCAATTGTTAAAAACAATCCCAGCCAAGCTGTATTTTTAAACGGCTGGGTTAATCGTGCTAAATCATTTTTAGTTTAAAGAGAGGTTGTTATGTTCGGAATAGATGATGCAATCGCCGCAGGCAGTAATTTAGTTACGACGATTGCTAACAAGATTGCCCCTGATGCCAATATTGAAGAGCAAGGCAAAATCACGGCGGCACTCACTGAAATGCAGAATCAATACGCGCTGATACTTAGCCAGATTGAAGTCAATAAAGTAGAAGCGGCTAATCCCAGCGTATTTGTAGCAGGTGCGAGACCTGCGGCGATGTGGGTCGGTGTTGCCTCGTTGTTTTATTCTGGCATTGGTAGTTCATTATTGAACTGGGCGGCGATGATTGCTGGTTTGCCGCTCTTGCCTGCTATTGATTCATCGGTTGCGAATGATATTTTAATCGGCTTGCTGGGTATCGGCGGCTTAAGAACCGCTGAAAAAATCAAAGGTGTTGCAACCAAGGCAGTCGGAAAATGATTAATGCCAATGAGCATTTGCGCTGTCGAGGGGATGGTTCACATAGAACTTTTAACACTAAAGTCGTTGATGGCTTAAATCGTAACGCCTTGTTAGATTTATTTCTTAATAACCTGCTTGTACTGTGTCGATGGAATTAACCACTGCTGATAACTTCCCTGTTAATGAGCCTGTACTGTTACCGTATCAGGCTCGCTGGTTTGAGGATGAATCCGAAGTCAAGATTGCTGAGAAGTCACGCCGTACCGGTTTGACGTGGGCAGAAGCGGCAGCGAATGTAGTCACGGCTTCTAAACCTAAGTCACGCGGAGGGCGTAATGTTTTTTATGTGGGTTCGCGGCAAGAGATGGCGTTGGAATACATTGCGGCTGTTTCACTGTTTGCCAAGGCATTTAACCAGATTGCCCTCGCTGTTGAAGAAAGTATCTTTAAAGATGAGGACGGTACTAAAGAGATACTTTCTTATACAGTCAGGTTTCCTCAGACGGGTTTCAAAATATCCGCACTATCGTCACGCCCGTCGAACTTAAGAGGGATGCAGGGCGATGTGGTGATTGATGAAGCGGCATTTCATGATTCACTGCATGACCTGTTAAAAGCGGCGATGGCGTTGACTATGTGGGGCGCGAGAGTCCGTATTATCAGTACCCATAACGGCGTGGATAATGAATACAATCATTACTTAGAAGATGCCAGAGCAGGACGCAAGCCGTACAGCATCCACCGTGTGACGTTGGATGATGCGCTGAGTGATGGCTTATTTAAACGTATCTGCTTTGTGAATGGTAAAGAGTGGAGTGTTGAAGCCGAAGCCGCGTGGCGTGCTAAGACTATTGCCAACGCACCCAGCAAAGAAGCCGCTGATGAAGAATACTTTTGTGTCCCTAGTCAGTCAGGCGGTGCGTATTTATCGCGCTTGATGATTGAAGCGGCGATGGTTGACGCACCGATTGTCAGATACAAAGGCACTGAAACTTTTAACGCCTTGCCTGAACATATCCGTATTGCCGATATAAACGAATGGTGTGACGCTGAATTAAAGCCGCTTTTAGCCGCTTTGAATCCACATTTACAGCATTGTTTAGGCGAAGATTTTGCGCGTAGTGGTGACTTGACAGTCATGTTGCCAATGGCGATTGAGCAGAACCTTAACCGCAGTGTGCCGTTTATTGTTGAATTGTTTAATCTGCCGTTCAAGAATCAGGAACAAATCCTGTATTACATTATTGACCGCTTGCCACGCTTTACAGCGGCGGCGTTAGATGCACGGGGTAACGGGCAGTATTTGGCAGAACAGGCAGGGTATCGCTATGGCTCATGTATTCAGCAAGTGATGCTTACCCAGTCGTTTTATCTGGAAAACTTCCCCAAACTCAAAGCCGCGTTTGAAGATCAGCAACTGCAAATCCCTAAAGACGCTGACGTAATGAACGATTTACGCGCGGTGCAGCTGGTGGGTGGTATTCCTAAAGTGCCTGATATTAAGACGGGCGAAAATAAAGACCGTCATGGTGACGTGGCGATTGCCTTGTTAATGGCGTGGTTTGCGTCATTAATAGATTATGTGGAGTATCGCTATATCCCTGTCGCCGCATTACAAAACCGTGATGACGATAGTCGTCAACGCACTATTCGCACGACCGCAGGGTTCGCAAATTCAAAAAGGAGTTGGTAAGTGGTAATTGTAGACAAGTACGGCAAGCCGATAAAAGTGGCGAACCTATCAACTGAACTGGCTAGATCGTCATTAACAGGTGTTAGAAATACATGGGGAACTGGGGCAGTTAGCAGTAGCTTAACGCCACAGCGACTATCTGCTATTTTGCAAGCCGCTGAAACAGGCGACCATCATGCCTATTTAAGTTTGGCAGAACAAATGGAAGAGCGTGATGCTCATTATGGCTCAGTGTTACGCACCCGCAAGTTAGCCGTATCTGGTTTGGATGTCACGGTTGAGTCTGCCAGTGATGACCCTCGTGATATTGCGCTTGCCGATGCGGTGCGTGACCAAGTGGAACGCGCTGAATTTGGCGAGGCGGTTGATGATCTGCTAGATGCGCTGGGTAAAGGCTTTTCTGTGGTTGAGATAATCTGGCGACGCGGTCAGTTCTGGCAACCTGAGTTTAAATGGCGTGATCCGCATTTCTTTCTGTGGGATAGAGAGACGGGTACTGAGTTACGCTTGTTGGATGAAGCCGATATGCTCAACGGACTCGCGCTTGAACCGCACCGCTTTATTATTCACGCGCCTAAAATTAAGTCTGGTCTGACGGTGCGGTCTGGCTTGGCTCGCTTGTCTGCCATATCGTATATGTGCAAGACATGGGCATTAAAAGACTGGATGTCGTTTGCCGATATATTTGGTTTGCCATTGCGTGTGGGAAAATATGGACGCGGGGCAACTGAGGACGAAATTGATACGCTGGTCAGTGCAATCAGTAATATCGCCAGTGATGCGGGGGCGGTAATCCCAGAATCAATGAAGATTGATTTTGTCCAAGCCTCAACGACAGGGGGCGGCACGGGCATATTCAAGGAGTTATCTCAGTATTTAGACGGGCAAATATCGAAAGCGGTGCTGGGTCAAACAATGACTTCCGACGATGGCAGCTCTCAGGCGCAGGCGAATGTCCATAATGAAGTACGGCTGGATATTGTTAAAGCCGATGCCAAGCAGTTAAGTTCTACGCTGAACCGCTACTTTGTTAAGTCATTTATAGATTTGAATTATGGTGTGCAGGAACACTACCCACAGGTATGCGTTTATGTGCCTGATAATGAAGATTTAGCCTTATTGGTGACTGCACTGGAAAAACTGGTACCGTTGGGTCTTGAGGTTGAACAGTCGGTTATTCGTGATAAGTTCGGTTTGCCTGATCCTGATCGTGACAGTGGCGGTAATGCCAAGGGTAAATTATTAGGTGCGCCTGTGGTGAGTAATGCCCAGCCTACGGCTGCTAATCATGCGACTGCATTAAATACCCGTCAAAGTGAAGTCTCTGATGAACTGGATTTATTGGCAGAAGATGCGCTGGGCGGCTGGGAAAGGGTAATAACTCCTGTGCTTAGCCCTATTGAAGCATTAGCGGCTAATTCAGCCAGCTATAAAGACTTTTTAACAGGACTGACAGAATTAACCCGCACTACTGATGCTTCCGCCTTGATTGAATCACTGGCATTGGCTACGTTTAAAGCGCGTGGCTTGGGAGATGGCAGTCATGGCGGGTGAACGCTTTGATAAGCCTATCCCTAAAGATGCTATCGACTTCTTTGCCGCCAAGAAATTAACCATCGGCTTTGACTATCGCGATGTATGGCGTGAAGAACACGCTTATATGTTCACGGTTGCCAAGGCAATGCAGGTGGATATTTTAGAAGACCTGCACAGTGCGGTTGCCAGTGCGATTGCCGAGGGCAAGACCTTTGCACAATTCCAGAAAGAACTGCGCCCTATTTTAGAGCAGAAGGGCTGGTGGGGTGTTAAAGATATGGTTGATCCGCTCACGAGTAAAACCGTCGCGGCACAACTGGGCAGTCCCAGACGCTTGCGCATTATTTATGATGCCAATATCCGCACTGCACGAGCAGCGGGCGCATGGTCGCGTATTCAACGCACTAAAGACCTGATGCCTTATTTACTGTATCAGTTAGGGCCGTCGAGAAAACATCGACCTGAACATGAGGCAATTAATAACACTTTGCTGTCTGCCGATGATCCGTGGTGGGGGATTTATTACCCGCCTAACGGTTATCGTTGTAAGTGCTGGGTGCGGCAGGTCAGTCGTTCTGAGTATGCAGACCTGAGCGAAGATGATAGTTATACTACTGAGTCACCTAAAATTGAGACAGTGGAGTGGGTTAATAAACGCACGGGAGCTGTTGAGCAAGTCCCCAAAGGAATAACACCTGGTTGGGATACCAATGCTGGGCAGATAAGATTGGCAGGTGTGGCAACTAAAGTCGCTGACAGATTATCTGATGCGGCTGTTGCGTTAGCGTTAATCAATGCGCTAAAGGGTGAAGAATAGAAAGATTTAATTATTGGGTTGCAAAAAAACGCAACCCAACCTACAAAAACGCTTTTTAAAGCTCGTTCATTCATTAACTTATATCAGCGTAGCCAAAAGTAAAAAACGCCGCATAGACCCCTTTTAATACCCTTTTAATTTTGATGCTCGTCTTCTGTTTTACCCTCAGATTTTAAATAATCACGCAGTAATCCCTAAAAAAGCTATAAACCGCTTTACTATCGACAAAAGCGGCACAGATTTACTCTGTGTCCCATGAAAACTAAAACACTACTTACCAGCCTTTGTCTCGCCCTGTCTCCGACTGAAAATAATGCTGTGCCTGAATGGGTCGAATTGATTCCCGCAGGTGTGCAGGTTAAAGGTCTGGATGGTCGCGAATGGATTAATGATGAACCGCAAGCGGTATTGAATCATTTTACTGATTTGCAGAAGGCAGGGCGTGATCTGGTTTTTGATTTTGAACACGCAACTGAATTAAAAGCTCCAAATGGCGACCAAGCCCCTGCTTCTGGCTGGGGTGTTGCTTTGCAAAGTCGAACTGATGGCTCTATTTGGGCGCGGGTTGACTGGACGGATGCAGGCAGTCAGGCGATTGCCGCGCGTGAGTATCGCTATTTATCCCCTGTTTTAATCTACGAAAAAAACACCCGCCGCATTGTCGGTATCCAATCGGTGGCGTTGACTAATAAAGCCAATTTGTTAGTGACGGCACTTAACAGCCAAGAACAACCTACTACAGAGACTCCTATGGATTTAACAGAACTGCTTGCCGTGTTGGGTTTACCCGCAACGGCAACTATTAAAGATGCCATTAAAGCTATCACTGACTTAAAAGCCGCTGAAGAAACCTCGGAGGGTGAATTAGCGATTGCGAATAATCGCGCCAATAATCCACCGCTGGATAAGTTTGTTCCGCGCGGCGATTATGACACTGCGCTGAATCAAGCCAGTGCAGCCACGCGCAAACTTGCTGAAATCGAACAGCAACAACTCACCGGTCAGATTGACACCGTGATTAATCAGGCATTGGCAGCGGGAAAGATTACCCCTGCCACTAAAGAGTATCACGTCGCCAACTGTCAACAGGCAGGCGGTCTGGAGCGATTTAAAGCCTTTGTTGCCTCCGCGCCTGAAATTGCCAAGCCCAGTGATTTGGATAATCGCAGACCTGAAAATCAGGATATTGCGCTGAATACCGAAGAAAGAACGATTGCCGATGCGTTTGGTAATTCCCTCGAAGACATTAAAAAATACGGAGCGGCATAATCATGGCGTTAGTAGCAGATAGAAATACCCCGCATCACGACGGTCAGCTTATCAGCGTAGCGATGGCAACAGGCATTGAATGTTTTGCGGGCGGGATTGCCTGTGCAAACGCGTCTGGTTTTGCAACGCCGGGTGCGACGGCAACAACCTTAACGTATTTGGGTCGTTTTGAAGAAACACTGGATAACACCGCAGGTGCGAATGGTGCGCAAACGATTTTAGTACGGCGTAAAGCGGCATTCAAATGGAAAAATTCAGCCGCCAATGCCGTGACACAAGCCAGACTGGGCAAGGTCTGTTACATCGTTGATGATGAAACAGTCGCCTTATCTGACGGCACAGGGACTCGTTCAGCAGCAGGTATTGTTGTTGGTTTGGATGCTGACGGCGTTTGGGTCGAGTAACTAAAAACTAGATTGGGATAGCGCACCGCGAAGCCCTAAACAATCAACTTAGAGAAATGAATCATGATTGTAAATAAAGCATCACTCGACGGCTTGTTCGTCAATTTAAAAACCACCTTTAACAAGGCGTTACTGGCAGCATCGCTCTTGATGTGGACGGAAATCGCCATGCGTGTTCCCTCTACAGGGAGTCACAATGATTATAAATGGCTGAAAAACTTCCCGCGTATGCGTCGGTGGGTTGGCAGTAAAAATATCAAGTCGCTGGAAGGCGATAACTACGTCATTAAAAATGACGACTGGGAAGTGACGATTGAAGTCGATAGAAACGACATTGAAGACGACCAGCTTGGTATTTATAAAATTCAAACCGAAGGTGCTGCGGATTCGGCAAAGCTATTGCCTGATGAGATCGTCGGCGAACTGTCAAATGGCGTGTTTACCTTGAAATGCTTTGATGGTCAGTTTATGTGTGATACCGACCATCCTGTAGGTGACAGTCTGGTTTCCAATAAAGGCACGGCGGTATTGTCGATTGCAACGTTAGCTCTCGCAAAAGCGGGTTATGGTGCGGCACGAACCGCTATGCGCAAATTCAAAGATGAAGACGACAGACCGTTGGGGATTAAACCATCCGTGTTAATGGTGCCGCCCGCATTAGAGGACGAAGCAAATGCGTTGATGACGACTGATCGTTTAGAAGATGGCAAGCCGAATCCCTACAAAGGCACTGCAAAAGTGATTGTGAATGATTACTTAACGTCTGATACCGCGTGGTTTTTGCTGGACACGTCCAAAGCCGTTAAGCCGTTTATCTATCAAGAGCGCAAAGCCCCTGTGTTTGTCAGCCAAACTGATTTGAACTCTGATGACGTGTTTAGTCGCAAGATGTACAAGTTCGGTGCAGAAGCGCGGGCGGCAGGCGGTTATGGCTTCTGGCAGATGATTTGGGGTTCTACGGGTACTGGCTAAGTATTCGTGTCGTTCCTAAGTTCTAACTTGGGAGTTATAAATTCTGGAGGAGCAGATAGCGACTGCCAATCAATAGATGAAGCTATTGGACTCCAGTGTAAATGTTGGGTTGTAAAAAGTGCAACCCAACACCTAACCCACACATAAAAGAGAATTCTCATGGCTGAAAAGAAAATCGAACCAACAGAATCAACTGAACCAGTGTTAGAACCGATTAGAGTACGCACCACAGGTGCAATCCGCTTTTGTCGTGCGGGTCAACGCTTCGGGCGCACTGCACGTCGCTTGACTGAATACACGCCTGAGCAATTGGCAGCGTGGCAAGCAGAAGACTATCTGATTGTGGATTTTGACTGATGTACGCCACTGCGCAGGACATTATCGACCGCTATACGCTGGATGAGCTGATTATTGCCGCTGATTTTAACGGTGATGGTGCTTATGATGCTGTACCTGTTGATCGGGCGTTGAATGATGCCAGTGTGGAGATTGACGGTTGGTTGGCGCATTGTTATGACTTACCAATTGCAACGCCGTTAGCGGGTAAGTTTAACCAGCTGACGGCAATTTGCGTTGATATTGCCGTGTATCGGCTGGGCTTTAATCTCCAGAAAGCCACTGATGAAAAAGACGAACGCTATAAGAACGCCTTAAAACGGCTGGGAATGTTATGCCCGAAAGCCGCGCAGATTATGAGCGGCAAAGTACAGGAGTTAGGTGCGACGGGCAAAGCAAGACTGGTTGGTGATGGGCGTGTTTCCAGTCGTAACAGTTTTAAGGGGGTGATGTAATGGTACTCAGAGCTGTATTAACCGTGCTGGTTATTGTGTTATTACCGATTATCGGTCTGCTGGTGTTGGTTATGCCCTATTTAGAGCGTGGCTATGCGTACTACCAAAAACAGCGTGTGATGCGCTGATGCCTGTCGCCATTGATATACACATTGATAGCCCCTCACTGCAACGGTTACAAACACGCTTACGGCGTATTCAACATTTACCGCTGGGTGGATTGTTAGAGGGTATTGCCGCTGAGATAGCCAGTCAGACCAAACGCCGTATCAGCACCGAGAAAACTTCCCCAGAGGGTGTGGCGTGGGCTGCATGGTCGCCGAAGTATGCAGCAAAGCGACACTCTGGGCAGTCGTTATTAATGGGTGAAGGTAATCTGGTTGATGATATTCAATATCAGGTGTCGGGGAATGAGGGTGTGGTCGGATCATCATTGATTTATGCCGCCACACATCAAATGGGCGATGACAGCAGAAATATTAAAGAGCGTCCGTTTTTGGGGGTATCAAGCACTAACGAGACGGCGTTATTACGAATTTTAGACGATTGGGCGGATATGAATATATGAGCATTATGACCCTGTTAAACGCCATTAAAACGGCTATTCATACGGCATTACCTGAGCTGAGACGCTGTGAAGTACATGGCGGACGCTTTGATCTGGCGGAATTAAAACGAGTGGCTACCCAAACGCCAGCCGTTTTCGTTTCTTTACTGGCTACGCCTTCGCTAAAAACGCCTGGCACGGGTGAGCATGATATAGAGCTATCTATTGCCGTCTATGTGGTCACGTCGGATAAGGTGAGCCTGCCGCGTGTGGTATCGGTGGTTAATTTAACTCAGACATTGTTGATGCTGATTGATTTAAACAAGTGGGGCTTGGTAAAGGTAGGCTTACCTGCCGATATTAACTCGCAAAACCTGTATTCAGGCGATGTGGATAAACACGGCATAGCAATGTGGGCAATCAGTTTTAAGCAGAAAATACGACTGGGTACTGATATGTGGCTGGAGAATGGCGTGTTGCCCTCACAGCTTTATATCAATGGGGAGTTAGGTATATGAATGCGCAATTTAAAGCAACAGAATTAGACCGTCGCTCCAGCAATCTGATTAGATTGGGTGCGATTGAAGAAGCCGATTATCTGAATGCTAAAGTGAAAGTGCGTGTAGGTGACTTGGTAACAGCATGGTTACCTTGGCTGACTCAACGCGCAGGCGGCAATATCAGCTGGCACGCACCCGAAGTGGGCGAACAGGTGATAATTCTTAGTCCTTCAGGCGAATTAAACCAAGGCGTAGTGTTGATGGCTATTTATCAGAACTCCGCCCCGCCTAATGCCAATAATCCCGATATTCACCGCATGGATTATGGCAACGGAGACTTCTTTGAATACGACCGCGCAGGCGGCAATCTGAATATTCATATATCAGGTAATTTAACCATTAACGCAGGCGGTACGGTGACGGTAATGGCTCAACAGATTAATTTAAACTGATGGCCGGCATAGTGCGCAATCACACGGACAGTGCAGGAGGTTCATTAGTAGGGACAGGAAACCCGACGGTTTATGTTAATGGACAAACAGCGGCGGTATTGAATGATGCCATTACGTCGCACGGTGTCGCCTTGCACGCCGCGCCTGTCATGGATCAAGCAAGCAGTACGGTATTTTTTAATGGGATTGCGGTATGTCGGGCAGGAGATCAAGCCAACTGCGGACACCCCGCGTCAGGTTCAGCCAATGTTAGTGCAGGTTAAATCATGAACGGCATCAATAAAAACACAGGCAAACCATTAGCCGGGATTGACCATCTTAGGCAGTCCATTATAGATATTTTGACCACACCGCGCGGTACACGGGTAATGCGTAGGCAATATGGCTCTAAGTTGTTCGAGCTGATTGATGCGCCGTTGAACAGTGATACCGTGTTGTTCTTATATGCCGCTATTGCCGAAGCCTTGGATAAATGGGAGCCACGCTTGAAACTGAAAAGAATAGAGATCGCCAGTATTACTGATAGTGGCACGGCTAATCTAACACTGACTGCCGTGTATTTACCCGACGGTAAGACCGTACAGATAGACGGTGTGGTGATATGAGCCAGTTCAGCGCGATTGATTTATCGAAAGTCCCTGTTCCCGTCATTATTGAGACTCTGGGTTATGAAACTATTTTTGCTGAGATGCTGGCAGATTTACAGGCGCGTGATTCGACATTTACCGCACTGGTAGAGTCTGATCCCGCCTACAAGATTTTGGAGGTTGCCGCGTATCGTGAGTTGATATTGCGGCAACGGGTTAATGATGCCGCCAAGGCGTGTATGTTGGCGTATTCAATCAGCACGGATTTAGATAATCTGGGCGCGATCTTTAATGTCAGTCGCCTGGTGATTACACCTGCCAATCCTTTGTTAATCCCGCCTACGGATGCTGTTATGGAATCAGACAGCTTATTCAGAAAGCGTATTCAAATGGCGATGGAAGGCTTGAGCAATGCAGGTTCGAGTGGTGCTTATATCTTTCATGGACTGAGTGCCAGTGCGCTGGTTAAGGATGTCGCGGTGGATCATGTGGAGTTTCATGTTGAAGCGGGTCTGATTGTCATTGATTACACTGCTAATCTGGCTACACCTGAACCAGGTATGGTCGCGGTGTCGGTATTGTCTACTGTGGGCAATGGCACGGCAGATGCTGGATTATTAGCCACTGTGAATGTGGCACTCAATTATGAATCAGTACGCCCTTTAACAGATCGTGTAACGGTGCGTTCGGCTGAGATTGTTAATTATGCTGTAGTAGCCACCCTGTATTTTTACGATGGCCCGTCAAGTGCGACGGTGTTGTCAGCGGCTCAGGCGGCGATTGCCGCGTATGTCGCTGATCGGCACAAGATTGGTCATGATATTACGCGGTCGGGGATTTTTGCCGCGCTGCATCAAAGCGGTGTGCAGAATGTCGTACTGACCAGCCCAGCCGCCGATGTGGTGATTGCTAGTTATCAGGCAGCGTACTGTACGGGGATTACGGTAACTAACGGCGGGGTGGCGGTTTAATGACGCATTTATTACCTCCTAATGCAACAGCGGAAGAAATCGCGCTCAGTGAAGCCACCGCGCGGTTAAGCGTGGCGGTTGATGTGCCTAAGTTGTGGGATATGGCACTGTGTCCAGCGGCATTGTTGCCGTGGTTGGCATGGACATTGTCGGTCGATGAATGGAATGATAATTGGAGTGAGGCGGTTAAACGCCAGTTAATAGCCGATTCTTATGAGATTCACAGTCACAAAGGCACGCCCTACTCGATTAAGAAAGCGTTGCTGGCGTTGGGCTATGACAACGTGATTATTAAAGAAGGTTATATTGATTATTACAATGGGGTGCATAGCTATGATGGCACGATAGATCATGGCTCTTTTCAAGCATGGCCGCAATTCGATGTGATACTGAATATCGGCTATATCCCAGACGTGTCAATGATTGCTGAAATCAAGGCGCGAATTAATCGCTACAAAAATGAACGCTCAGTGCTAAGGAATTTAACATTTATGAATATCTTGTATAACAACACGATTAGCTATAACGGCGTGCAGGCGCATAACGGAGGGGTACTGTAATGGCAGCTTTACCAGAGAGCGAAACCTATGATGAGGGTGTTTATCAAGTAGAAACCACCGATGCGGTGATTGGCGGTGCTGATGGCAAAAGTAATGCGTCTGCCCGTAATTTAGCGAATCGGACAAAGTGGTTAAAAGCGCGGGTTGATGCGTTAAACGAAGAAGAAGGACGATTACTTAATGTACAAATATTTAACGTAGCAGGGACATACACATATACACCAAGTGTTGGCACTAAAAAATACATTGTAGAGGTGCAAGGTGGTGGCGGTGCTGGCGGCGGAAACGTGGCAACGACCACGGGGCGATTCTCAGCGGGCGGCGGCGGTGGGGCTGGCGGGTATGGTAAATCGCTAATAACTAATACAGACTCGACTGTCACAGTTACAGTTGGAGCTGGAGGTGTGGCTTCTTTTGGTGGGACATCGGGAGGCGGCGGCACATCATCTTTCGGGGCTTATTTGACTTGCACGGGGGGCAAGGGATTAGCGAGTGCCATTGCTGTTACAACGACAGCAATTACATCATCACAAGGTTTGGGTGGGACATCTACGGGCGGGAATATTGTCAATTGTACTGGACAAGCGGGGATGAGTGGTCTGGCAATATCGACAAACGACACGCTGTCTGGAAAAGGTGGTGATAGTTATTTTGGAGCAGCTGGGCATGGGTTTTCTAACATCACACCTGCACAAAGTAATGGCATTTCGGCGGCTGGGTATGGCGCAGGTGGCGGAGGGTCATCTTGCAATGCAGTAGGTGCTCCATTAGCGGGCGGAGCAGGTAAAAATGGAATAGTCATTGTATGGGAGTACGGCTAATGAAATATCTGCTTTACCGAACATCAAAAATTTTATAATAATGGAGAATTAGATCTGTTCACTGCACCAAATAAGCTATAAATCGCTTTACTATCGTCATTTTGCATTAGCATTTAACTTAGGGGCTACTTCTTTTTACAGAGATAGCCCCAATGCCAGAACAATTCCTACATGGTGTCGAGATCGTCGAGATAGACGATGGCGCACGCCCCATTCAAACGGTTAAATCCAGCGTTATCGGGTTAATCGGTACTGCCCCCAACTCTGCCCCTGCGGTTATCGCCAGTCTTACTACGGGTATCGCCGCCAGTAACAACGGCTTAACGTGGACGGCTATTACTGCCGGTCGTGCGGGCAATGATATTACTATTCACCTCAAAGACCCTAAAGCCGATAGTCAGGCGTTAGCTGTCACTGTATCGGTCAATGCGATTACGGTCAGCCTTGCTACCAGTATTGCGGGTGCGATTACCTCCACCGCAGCACAAGTGCTTGCCGCTATTACTGCTCATGCTCAGGCATCCTCTTTACTGACGGTTGCCAATACAGGTGTATCGACAGGTGCAGTAGCTGTGACGGCAATGGTTAAAGCCGAGCCGTTAATCAATGGTGCAGATGAAGCGTTTCCGCTAAATACACCTGTATTAGTGACAGGCAGTCGTGTAGAAGCCGCAAAACTGGATACAGCCGGTGACAAGCAAGGCACGTTACCCGATGCGATTGATGCCATTTTTGACCAGACAGGGGCAATGATCGTTGTGATCCGTGTCACTGAGGGTATGGATGCAGCGGCAACCTTGTCTAATCTGATTGGCGGGGTGAATGTCGGTGGTCATCGTACTGGTGTACAGGCGTTTTTAGATGCCGAAACCGTGGTTAAAGTCGTGCCGCGTATTTTGGTTTGCCCTGGTTACAGTCACCAACAGGCATTAGTCTCTGAATTACTGGGGATTGCGGACAGTTTACGCGCGGTGATTATTGCCGATGGCCCTAATACCACTGATGCAGATGCTATCGGTTATCGCGAGAACTTCGGTTCTAAGCGGGTTTATATCGTTGATCCGCAGGTCAAGGTCTGGGATACGGTCTCTAATTCTGAAATCAATCAACCTGCTTCTGCGCGTGTCGCGGGCATGATCTCCAAGTCAGACAATGAACGCGGCTTCTGGTGGTCACCATCAAACCGCGAAATGTACGGCATTCTGGGCACGGCGAGAAAAATCGACTTTGCGTTAGGCGATGTCAATTCCCGCGCTAACTACTTAAACGAAAATGAAGTTGCTACGATTATACAAAAGGATGGTTATCGTCTTTGGGGCAATCGCACTTGTGCTGCTGATCCTAAGTGGGCTTTTTTATCTGTGGTTAGAATTGCCGATATGATTCATGAATCGCTGTTACGCGGTCATTTATGGGCAGTGGATAGAAATATCACCCGAACTTATATCGAAGATGTTACCGAAGGCGTGAATGCTTATTTGCGGCATTTAGTCCTAATTGGGGCAATTTTAGGCGGCAAGTGCTGGGCTGATCCTGCGCTGAATTCACCTGACCAGATCGCGCAGGGCAAAGTGTATTTTGATTTTGACTTTACCCCGCCCTACCCCGCAGAACATATCACTTTCCGTTCGCATTTGGTCAATGATTATATCAAAGACCTGTTTGCTTAACCGAGGCACTAAACGATGTTAGATGACATTTTAAAGAACATGAATCTCTTTGTTGACGGTCGCGGAATGGCTGGCAACATTGAAGAAATTACCCTGCCCAAGCTCACCAGTAAAACAGAAGAGTTTAGAAACGGCGGTATGGATGCTCCGATTGAAGTTGAAATGGGTATGGAGAAACTGGAAGCGGACTTTACGCTGACCGCGTTTCGTAAAGAAGTTTTAAGTTTATGGGGCTTGGCAACAGGCAACATTAAACCGCTGACGATTCGCGGCTCATTAAGCTCAGAAGATGGCAAGGAAACAGGCGTGATTATTAATCTGCGAGGCATGATTAAAGAAGTCGATATGGGAAGCTGGAAGCCGGGTGACAAGTCTGTCACCAAGTTCGCCGTCGCTTTGCGCTATTACAAACTGACTGTTGGCGGTCAGGTGATTCATGAAATCGACGTACCGAACATGATTCGTATCATCGGCGGCGTAGATCAACTGGCAACTACTCGCGCTAATCTGGGTTTATAAAGGACGTTTAACATGAATAAATATACCGTTTTACAAGCCTTTGAACACCATAGCATCGGCGATACCGTGTCGCTGAATAATCGTCAAGCCAAGTATTTACTGCTTAATGGCTCTATCGAATTAAAAGCAAAAGAACCTATTCCTGAACCCGCCAAGAAAATCAAAGAGGCTAACTAAGATGTCACCAACGACTCAAGATGAAGATACTGTTGCAACGGACAGCGTTGAAATTACCCTGAAATACCCGCTTAAATCAGCGGCTGTACTGACTATGCGTCGCGTGAAGGTGCGTGATTCCTTAGCCGCCCGAAAAATGAAAGGCGATGAGGCTGAGCAGGAGATTTTCCTGTTTGCCAATCTGTGTGAAGTGTCACCCAAACAGATTGAAGCCTTGGATATGGCGGACTATAAGCAGTTGCAAGATACCTACAGCGGTTTTTTAGACTAAGCCCTAAAACGGCTAGACAGCTATGCGCGTTTATAGCGGTTAATACAGGCTGGGGTTTGAATGAACTGTTAGACCTGTCCTGTGAACAACTGCTTGAATGGGCGACTGCAATTAAAGAAGCATTACCAAAAGCCCGATAGGTTCGCCTTATCGGGCTTTTTTATGTGAGTGAGTTATGGCAAGTAAAATATCATTAGGCATCATCATCGGTGCAGCACTGGATGGCAGCGTAGGCAGTGCCTTTGGCAATGCGTCACGGCAGGCACAACAGCTGGGTGAAAAGTTAGCCAGAATCAGGCTCGCGCGTGATGCGGGGGATGATGTCCAGCGTTTAACGCAACAACTGACACAGCTCAGGACGCAACAGCAACAAACAGGCGCGAGTGATACTGCACTGGCGGGTGATATTAACCGCGTTGAACAGGAGCTGGAACAAGCCAGACAAGCGGCTCAGCGTTTAGGATTGGAGCTTCATGACCTTGCAGGCGAAAACCAGCGGCTGGGGCAATCAGAAGAGCGGTTAGCCCGCCAGTTACAACGCCGTCAACAACTCGATAACAATCGCAATCGTCGCGGTGAGTTGATGGGTGAGACGATGGGTGTTCTGGCGTTGGGTGCGGCGTTTCTGGTGCCGATTCGCACGGCGATGAACTTTGAACAGAAGATGGCTGAGTTGGGGGCGACTACCGACGACACCACGGTGGCTATGGCTGCACAGGCGCGGCAGTTGGGGCGCGATACCAAGTTTGATGCACTGGGCGCGGCGGATGCGCAGATTGCGTTAGCCAAGGCAGGGATGAATACGCAAAACATTATGGCGGCTACGCCTACGGTTTTAAGTATTGCCGCTGCTTCACACATGGAGTTAGGCGAGACTGCCGAGTTGACCGCTGAAATTATGCACGGCTACGGTATCAAAATGGAAAAAATGGGCAACGTCTCTGACATTTTGGTTAAAACAGCAAACTTAAGCACGACCTCAGTTCAGGGACTCGGTGAGTCACTTAAGTATGTGGGGGGCGTGGCTTCTGCTGTGAATGTGTCGTTTGAGCAAACTAACGGGATGTTGGCAACCTTGTCGAATCGCGGCATTAAGGGTTCACAAGCGGGTACAGCGTTACGCATGGGATTTATTCGCCTTGCGGTTGCACCTAAAAAAGCCAAGAAGGCACTTGATGAGTTAGGTGTTTCTGTCTCGGATGCCAAGGGTAACTTCAGGGATATGCCTACCATCCTGAAGAAGATGGATAAGGCGACTTCGAAGATGGGCAATAAGGATCGGCTAGGTGCTTACGCGAAAATCTTCGGCGTTGAGGCTTCGACTGCATTTTTACAGCTGGGCAAAGCGGCAAGTGATGGTCAGTTAGATGAGATGATTGCTGGTGTGAACAATTCAGAAGGTGCAGCCAAGAAAATGGCAGACACCATGAACAACACCACTAAAGGATCGATAGAACGCTTGGGGTCGGCAGCCTCTGAATTAGGTATTGTGCTGGGCAATGTGTTACTGCCGTCTATTGCCAGCATTGCCGAGGGGACGGCGGGGTTTGTTAATAATTTAAGCGTTGCAGGGGAAAAGTTCCCTGTGGTCACGGGCTTCATTGTTAAAACCTCAGCCGCACTATTTGCGTTTAAAGTGGTCAGTTTGGTAGCACGGTTCGGCTGGACGTTGCTCAGTGACGCGCTGATTTTCGGTAAGGCGGCGTTTGATTTTTTCAGGTTGTCCACCATGCAGGCGAATATCGCGCTGGTCAGGCATTCGGTAGTGACAACGGCACTCGCCATACAGCAAAAAGCCTTGGCGGCAGGTACGGCGATTGCCACGGCGGCGCAGTGGCTATGGAATGCGGCTATCACGGCTAACCCTATCGGCTTATTGATTATCGGCGTTGCTGCATTAGCTGTGGCGGTGGTCAAGTATTGGGAGCCGATTAAAACCTTTACGGTTGGATTATGGGACGGGTTAAAGATGGGACTGGCTCCTGTCTTGGAGTCATTAGCCCCTTTGCAACCGCTATTCAGTGCTATCGGTTCAGCGATTGGCAGTATTGTTGGCTGGATTGGGCAGTTGTTTATGCCACTGAGTACCACTAGCGCGGAATTAACAGCCGCTGGGGAGTCAGGCAGGCAGTTCGGTATGGTGGTCGGTGCTGCTATTACAGCAGTTATCTCAGTCGTCGGTACGCTGGCACAAGGTGTGATGATAGTCGGTACTGCTATCGGGGAAACAGTTGCCAAAGGCGTGATGTTGTTCCCGCAATTGGTACAAGCCGCGCAATCGTTGGTCGCTGGATTTAGCACTATCGGCGGTCAAATCATGGACGGTTTGCTGGGCGGCTTGATGGCAGGTTTCGCCAAGGTGAAAGCGCAAGTGCTGTCGATGGGTGCAAGCATTCAAAGTACCTTTAAAGCTACTTTAGGGATACATTCACCCAGTCGGGTATTTTCTGAGTTTGGCGGCTTTATCAACCAGGGCTTACAGATTGGTTTAACCAAGTCAAAGGCGTTACCCATTGATGAAAGCACTAAAATTGCCGATGGGGTAGCAACGGCTTTTGATGTGGGCATGGGTTTTGATGGCGGCGTATCAAGCCCGGCACCGCAACAAGGCGCGGCTGGTGGTGCTACTCAGTCTCCGATGACAGTTAGCATTATCATTAATCAGTTGCCCGGTGAAAACTCAGAGGAGTTGGCAGAGCGGATTATGGCTAAAATCGAACAGAATCAGCAGTTATTACGCAGGGGTAAATTACATGACTAATCTAACAACGGTGCTGGATGCTATTCTGTCAGTCGTAGCAACGGTCAGTAAGATGGGCTATCGGATGATGATATTGGGAGATTATCAGTTCTCAATTCATACCGCCGCTTATGATTCATTACAGCATTCAACCGAATATAACTGGCAATCACAGCAACGTCTGGGCAGAAGTCCTGCGCAACAATTCACGGGTTTTGGTGAGGAGACGATTAGTTTAAGCGGCTTGATGTTGCCTGATTTTAGCGGTGGTTTAAGTCAGCTTGATGCGATGCGCGAATCAGCGGCACTGGGCGAGCCATTGATATTAATCAGCGGTAACGGCTTTGTGATGGGCAAGTGGTGTATTACTAAAATCAGCAATACCAACAGTAACTTTTGGGGTAATGGAATGCCTAGAAAAATAGAATTTTCGATGGATTTAAAAGCATACGGTGAAGACTAATGGTTGAGTATAGAACCAAAGATGGCGAGATGCTTGACGCGATTTGTTACCGCTATTATGGCAGATCGTCTGGGGTGGTGGAGCTGGTGTTAGCTGCTAATCAGAACCTATCCAGACAGGCTGAACAGCTTCCCGCTGGGTTGGTGATTACCCTGCCAGATTTACCCGTACAGACTAACGATGTGACTCCTATAAGGTTATGGCAATGACACCTATTTATAAGGTTGTAGTGAGCGGTACTAATATCACAGAACTGGTTAAAACACGCTTGCTTTCTATCAGCATATCGGATTCAGCAGGTACGGATTCCGACACGGTTGAACTTAATCTGGATGATAGAGATGCAAAGCTGGAAATACCTAAAATCGGTGTAGAGATGGAGGTATGGCTGGGCTATAAAGAAACAGGATTAGTAAAGATGGGTAGCTATGTTATTGATGAGGTCGGACTGTCGGGTGCACCTGAATCTATGTCTATTCGTGGTAAGGCGGCGAGCATGACAGGAGAGGAGTCAGTCAAGGATCAGAAGACCAGACAATGGAAGGATATAAGTCTGTCTGATTTAGTCAGTAAGATTGCTAAAGAGCATGGTTTAACGCCTAAAGTTGATAGTGAAATGCAGGGCTATTTTCTCAAGGATTTGGCGCAAACTGAAGAGTCGAATATTCACCTGCTAACACGCATTGCTGAGGATTATGATGCGGTGGTTAAAGTGACCAGCAACTACCTGATTTTTGCTAAAAAGGGGAATAGTAAAGCGGTGAGCGGCGAGTCTGTACCGCCCGTGATTATCGCCAGAGGGCAATGTAAAAGCGGCTACCATGTGACCTTTGCAGAGCGCGATTCATTCAAGTCGGTTAAGGCTAAATGGCATAATAAGGCAACGGCTAAGGTGGAGTATGTGGATTCTGCTGGTCGTCACCGTAAGAAGAAACCGACTGAAAACTTGGTCACTGAGACTAGCGGGAAACAACCACAAAAGACGTTGCGGCATACATTTGACACCAAAGAACAAGCCGAAGCTGCGTGTCGTGCCGAAATGGAAAAACTGGGCAGAGGAAGCTCAAAATTAAGCCTGCCGCTGAGTATCGGAATGCCTACTATTGCGGCAGAGGGCTACATCACTTTAACGGGTTTTAGAGAGGGTATTAATGGCAATTGGAACGTAACGAACGTGTCGCATAATTGGAGCAATTCAGGGGCTGTTTCAAGCCTGAATGCGGAGAGTGTTTAGAGTGCTTTAAACGACTGTTAAAGCAGTGTTTAAGCAGTAATTATTTTTATATTAATGGAACTTTTTAATGGCAGT